TTAATTTTCTTTTTGCTTAAATTCAATTACTTGGGCAGGCTTGAAGTCGTTTTCCATTTGGATGACGGCTTCTTGTTCTGTTGATGGATATAAGTGCGAATAGGTATTAAGTGTTGTGGCAACATTAGAATGACCTAATCGTTTTGCGACAACAGATACAATTGTTCCTTTATTTATTAAATATGAAGCATGAGAATGTCGAAAATCATGTATGCGTATTTTCTTTACGCCTGACAAATTTACATACTTTTCGAATCGTACGCTTAATGCGGTAACTGAAATGCTGTCTTTAATTTCACCAAATACTACATAACTCATTTTAGGACTTTTCTCCAATTTTATAGCTTTTAATAAATTCATAACATTTTTAGGCATCAATATTTTCCTTGTGGACGACGTTGTTTTTGTTGTTGTAATCTGTCCATAATAATTATTTTTATCTATATTGATTACGTTACTTTCAAAATCTAAGTCAGCCCATGTTAAAGCGAGTAATTCCCCTTTCCTCATGCCACTGTAATAAAGTGTCATGAATAATGCGTAATAAAGGTCGTCATCCACACATTTTATGAAAGCTTTGAACTCCTCTAACGTCCAAAAGTTAATATGCTTTCGCTCTTCTAAATCAACATTACCAGCAATTGTAGCCGGATTATCACGAACGTATTCTTGACGCTTTGCATAATTAAAAATAGCTGATAAAATACTGTGTATCTTTTTAATGTGTGCAGGAGATTTTTCACCAATTAGGGTGTCTTGAAAATCCACTACATCACGAGCGCGAATGTTTTTAATTTGCTTGCGTTTAAAATACGGAATCAAATGTACTCGAACTACACTTTCAATTTTCTTGTATGATGAAACTTTTCTGCGTTTTTTGTACCATTCCATATATTTATTTGCTACAAATTCAAAAGTTACTACTTCTTCTACGATGTCCTCAGCTTCTAGTTTTGCCTCAGCAAGTAATGCCGCCTTTTCTGTTTTAAAACCTCTTCGTTTCACTTGTTTTTTTGAACCGTCAGGTTGTTCAATTCTTGTGATAAAGTACCACGTATCCCTTGCTTCATCTTTGTATACTGTCATGATAATTTTCCTTTCAAAAATTTGCTATAAGAAAAGAGCAAGACGGATGAGCCTGCTCTTATTTCTGTAATGCTTAAACGTTTAAGTATTAATCTAAATTAACAATATAAGTGACCACTTTACCATGTAGTCTTAAGTCTTCATTAACTTTTTCTACAGTGTGGTCTGTAAATATTGGGTCTGTAGAATTTGGTCTAAATATGAATTTATCGTCAGATTCATAAAAAAACTTGACTGAATAATCATAGCCATTACTGTAAACAACTATATCTCCGTTTTTTAAATCTCCTACAGAACAACTCTTCACTGCTATTAATGAATCATGCGGGATAGTTTTGTTCATTGATTCACCGTTTACTCTCATAAAGAAAATATCTTCACAACCAGCGTATTTACCAAGAAGTTCATCTGGTACTGTAATGGTCTCGATTTCATCTACACACTCAACATCTATTGGTAATCCAGCAGATATTTTTACAGTAGGTAAAAAACGGTAAGTATAATCATTGCCCTCTTTTAATTCTGTTGTATCTTCTTCTAACAAATTTTCAACGGTAATACCTAGAGTACGACATAATTTAATTACATTATCAATTGAAGAATTCACTAGATTATTTTCAATCATAGATCGTACTGTCGTATATGGCACTCCGGATTGTCTTGAAATAGAGGAAACATTAAATCCTCTCTCCCTCATAAAATTGGTTAATTTCTCACCTCTTTGCAATTATCTCACCACCTTTCTTATATTGTGTTACGGAATATCGTAACTTATGTATAAATAGTATCATTTAAAATACTGAAAGTAAACATTTAAATGCGACTAATCGTAGTTTTTGTTGTATTTATCGTTGACGCATTACGATGCATCGTATATATTTAATTCAAGGGTTACGACACATCGTAATTCTATTAAATATATATTCTAAAGAGTGAGGTGAAACAGAATGAACAAGCCTTATCCGAATTTAGAAGCTGAAATGGCAAGATGCGGAATTAAACAAAAAGATATCGCTGGGTTGCTTAAAAAACGAACTGCGACTATTTCAGAAAAGATGAATGGAAAATCAAAATTCGATATTGATGAAGCTTACGCTATAAAAAAAGCGTTTTTCCCAAATTGTATGCTGGATTACTTGTTCAGCAGAGAAGCAGTAGTCGCATGAAATTCAAAATCAATCGGTAATGAATGTTAATGCGCTGTGATACCAAGCCAATGACGGTATATATATTCAAATTTATAGCTTATGTGACGGTAGCAACGTTAATGGAGATATCCCTAAAGTTAAACAAGATGAAGCGTTACGATTTATACAATTATGGCGACCTTCTACATCATTACAGATGGAAATTGATGGTTATAACAGTCAAATTGCTTTTGATTGAGGTGAACTAATTGGCAGTACATTACAAACTATATGTAGCTCGTAAAGAAAACAGATTGAAACAAAAAGATGTTGCTAAGTATATAGGCATTCACGTTTGCACTTACAGTCGTAAAGAGACTGGCGAAAAAGAGTTTACATTGTCCGAAGCATTCAAGCTTGCCGAAATGTTCGATACTACTGTGGATAAGCTTTTCGGAGGTGAAACCAAATGAACACAACCAACAAACAATGGTTAGCGATGTCAGATAAGGAAAAACAGGCTGCTTTAAATAAGCGAGTGAAGATGGTGAAAACAAATGAACATTAAACCAGTACCAGTTGCATTAGTCGGTGAAGCCTTAACAAGTGTTACACCATTGTATGAGCTACACCAAATTGCTTGCGAGCTACCTTTAAACGTTCTATCAGATGTTAAACAGCGAATAGGTGACTGGCTAGCAAGTGGTGGCAAAGAAACTGATCCATACATTAAGCAACAAGTTGCTTATGCAAAGAAAGTTTACCAAGCATTGAGAGGAGGTGAAACCAAATGAAAGCCGTCGATGCTTTGAATGAGTACAAAGCAAAAGGTGAACTAGTAGACGAAGTTTTAGTCCAAATCGTAACTAGTGAGATTGAGCTATTACTTAAACATTTAGCTCGATTAGAAATACAGACAATGAAATTAGTTGTTGATAAAGACGAGGAAAATAAGCAATTACGTAAAGCATTGTCTTATTATGCTGACGAAAAACATTATGAGCTTTATTGCATTGGTGAACCTATTCCTTGTGACATAACAGAAGACGGAGGGTACATTGCACGTCAAGCTTTGGCAGGTGAATCAGATGAAAAATAATTTACGAGTATTAATGGCTCAAAATTACGTAAATATTACACAGCTTTCAAAAGCAATAGGTATATCAAGGAATACACTCACTAGCATCTATTATGAAAAAACTACTCAAATAAATATTAAAACACTTACTTCGCTTTGTAATTATTTTGAATGTACGCCTAATGATTTGATTGTCATTATGAAAGACGGTGATTGATTGCGTATAGGCAACACCCATGCTGATGTTTATGACCGTGAAACGGATTACTGGCAAGACATTGAAGAAGCACAGAATGCCCAAATAGAGGCACAGAAAAGCTTGTCAAAGGCTATAACCGATGACAATGCAGTATACAAGGAAGGTGAAAAGGGATGAAACTTCAATCTGCAGATGAAATGAAAAAAATTTCTGGAAGTAATTTTAGTAAATTGAAGGCAAATGCATTGGAAAGCGATGAATTTAAAAAACTTATTAAAGGGATTGAAACGCAAGCTGAAAAAGGTCTTTGTGAGTACACATATTACCACAATACAGACAAACAAATTGTATCCATTTTTCAATCGGTACTACTAGAGAATGGCTACAAAGCTAGTAGGCATCTTTCAGGTTTAGGTCTAACTATTAAATGGTAGGGGTGATTTAGTTGTTTGAGGACTTTTTCAAAACAGCTGTAGCTAAAGCTATTGAAATGGCGGTAAAGGAAGGACATTTGATTAAGGAAGATAGTACTTACTTAAATCCAAAAACTATTAATTTAGTGAATGAAATCGAAGAAATGAACCGCCAACATTTGATTGATAAGGCTTTAGCTAATAATGATCGTGAGCTGTTCATGCAATTAACTAGTTAAAAGGGGCTGAGACTAATGAATGATAAGGATGATATTACTTATGACAAATATGGACGTATGCAGTACCATTCAGAGTTTCATTTTTCTCATGGTAAACCTTTTAGTGAATCGGAACTTGAATACATTTGTAAGTTTTATGAGGTGGACCACACTAGAATGATTTCATTTGCAATTGGAAGGACAGAACACACTATTCGATCAAAAGTAGACTCTCTAAGAAAAAAAGGACTATTCAATCATTATAAAAATCTTAATAAGCATTGGTAGGTGGATTGTTTGAAAACAGTTGAAGATTATCCAAGCGAAGATATGTACGGTACTGAAATTCAAAAAGGGGATATTTATTATATTTTTGGTGAATCGGTCGTCTTAGAAAGTAATTTAGATGATTACATTACAGAACATCTAAAAGGTGAAATGTTTCTTGCTAAATAAAAAGAGCCTAAACCGTTGCACCGGTCATAGGCTCACATACAAATATTTTCTACGCAATTATAACACGAAATGAGGTAAAAAATTGTGGAAATTAAATTCAATCAATTAACCTTGCAGAATTTTAAAAGCCACAAGGATCTTGTAGTTAAGTTTGGCGACATGACTAAGATCCTTGCGGATAATGCAAAAGGTAAAAGCTCCATTGGTGAAGCAATTACATTCCTATTATACGGTAACGACTTATTGGGTAGCAAATTAGACCCTTCGCCAATAACATACCAAGCTGATAACACACTTGTAACTCTACGTTTAATTGTTGATGATGGGGAGCTTCTTTTAGGCCGTGAAATCGCGAAAGGGCGTAATAAGTTCTATGTAAATGAGGTACCTTCCAAAGCAACTGAATTTAATGAGGTAGTAGAAAAGCTTTTTGATAAGGATTTATTCTTATCGCTATTTAACCCAAGCTACTTTTTCACATTACATTGGGAAAAGCAGCGTCAAATGATTTTAAAATATACAACTGCACCTGCTAATAAAGAAGTTTTAAAAGAGTTACCTAAACCACAATCGGACAAGTTGGCCACTTTAGTTAAAAAACATTCTTTAGAGGATTTAGATAAAATACATCGATCCAATAAAACTAAGTTGGACAAACAATATATAGCTGCTCAGAGCCGCGCCAAGACGTTAAGAGAGCAGTTAGAACAAAATGCTCCAACAGTTCCATTAGATTCGCTAAATGTGGAATTGAAACACCTTGTTAAAGAACGAAACAGCATTGAAGCCGTGACTGATAAAGCTCAAACGGTAAATGGAAGAATCAATATTCTAAATAACCAAATTAACGTTCTGACGCAAGAACGTGACGAAATTAAAGACCGATTTAATCAGCTCAAAAGCGAACAAATACAAGATACATGCCGTGTTTGTAATCAAACATTGCAAGATGAAGCTATCAAAGCTGTTGAAGCTGAAAAAGAGCAACGTATTCAACAGGTTAAATCGAAGTTCCAACAAGCTGTAGATAAACGAAAAGCTTTGGAAGAAGAACTTAAAACACTTGAATATGTGGATGTATCAGAGCAATTGGAAAAAGCACGCTTACTTCAAGAAAAGATTAATCCAATAGAATATGAAATCTCTAAGTATAGAGAGTATAAGTTTTTAGAGGAACAAGTTATTGCTGCAGAAGCCAATGAAAAAGAAACGCTTGAATCACTTAATGAGTCCATTTTTATCCTAGATGCTATAAAGGATTTCAAAGCCAAAGAAGCTGAATTGCAAGTCAAAAAGGTTCAAGACTTGTTCGATAATTTATCGATAAAACTGTTTGAAGAAGTGAAAACAACTGGCGAAAACAAACCAACTTTCGTTGTTCAAATGGATGGTAAAGACTATATGAAACTTTCATTTAGCGAACAAACTAGAGCAGGGCTTGAAATTCGAGATGTCTTGTCAGAGCAAAGTGATCTTATTGTACCTTGCTTTGTAGATAACGCAGAAACCATTACTAAGTTCAAGGAACCGAATGGACAACTAATAATAAGCCGCGTTGTTGCTGGAAAAGACCTAACAATTGAAAGTGAGGATAAATAAATGAGTGAAAATCATGTGGAAAAACGAATTTATAATGGCTGGGCATTTACAGCTAATGAAAGAGAAAAGGCAAAAATAAACCGCGAAATCCATGATGAACTAATGAAAAAGTACAAGATTTATAGACATGATCTTAGGTTTACTCCTGATGTCGATTTGGAAAAGTATGACGTTGTCATTGGTAGAGAGCCAGGTTATGCACACTCTAAGTACAATGTCATTAAAAATGGCCCAAATCTTACTACAGATGAATTGCTATTAATTTGTGATGGCGGAAATTTATGTTTTGGTGGCAGCAAAATAACGAGTAATCAATTGCGAGTAAGTGAAGATTGATTAAATGGGAGGTCATTTGAATGCATGTTAAAGAAATCACAGTCGGCTACACATATACCAAAAATCTTGGAAACTTTGAAAACGTGAAAGTTGATGCAGCTGTAACTATTTCTGTAGAACCAGGGCAAGATGCAGATGAACTCTACAGCAAAGCTTTTGAAAGCATGAAAAAACAAATCAAAAAAGGCTTAAACGTAGCCCAGGGAGGATTTTAATTATGAATGGAAATTTACCAACTTTAACACCTGAAATTTCAGAAGCATTTGCACCTGCAGTATTAGAGGTTATTCGTAACTCTATTGCACCTACAGCTAATGATCAGGAATTTCTACTATTCGCTCACAAGGCTGCTTCATACGGCTTAGATCCATTCAAAAATGAAATTTTCTTCATCAAGTATGGCAATCAAGCACGTATTCAATTTGCAGCCGAGGCTTACCTTTCAAAAGCGCGCGAACAAGAAGGCTTTATTCCACCGGATACACAAATGGTGCATGAGAACGATGAATTTAAAATTGCCATGAATAAAGAATCAAAGCAAATGGAAGTTGTACAACATGAAATTGGCTTCCCACGTGGAAAGATTATTGGTGCCTATTCAGTTGCTTATCGCGAAGGATACCCACCTGTCACGGTCATTATGGACGTTGATGAAGTATCTCATATGTTCACCGGTCAAAACAAAGATAACTGGAACAAATGGACAAGTGACATGTTCGGTAAACATGTTCAGCAACGTGCATTGAAAAAACAGTATGGATTGTCATTTGAAGATGTAACGATTACACAAAATGATGTACCGCAACCTGTTACGCAACAACGCAGAGACATTACACCTAATCAGGAACAGTTAGAGCCGCCAGTTGAACAGCCTGCACTAACTCGTGCAGAAGAATTACGCGAGGAAATTAACGCTAAGTTGAAACAGCTTGGCATTAAAACGAAAAAGGCATTGAAAGAATACCTGGATAAAAATGCTCCAAATATCGATCCTGAGACAGCAACAGAGGCTGAAATGATTGGTTTGATTGAGCTACTAAATATGAATATCGAAATGCTTGCTTCACAGTCAAACAATGATGATTTACTCGAGTAAAAACTATGAAACTACCACAAACAATAGTTTATGAGAGGAATAAAGACTGTGAGCTATGTGGACAAGAAATGAACGCAAATGAATACAACTTATACCGTGGGTTAGAAATATGCCCACGGTGCCATGAGGAGTTGAAACGGAAGTGAGAGAGATTAAGTTTAAGGCTTTTGTTAACAACCGGATACACGGCGTAGGGGTTTATCCGGTTGGAAGTATTAACTTTTATCCCTTTACATGCCAGGTAGACATAGATGGAGAATTAATTAGTTTCTTTGATTTCGATAATTTAAAGCTTATCCAGTTTACAGGATTAAAGGACAAAAACGGCAAGGAGATTTATGAAGGGGATATTATTAAATATTCATTTAGAGATGGCAATGATATCAATACTAGATTCATGCAAATTTATAATGACGGCGTAAATTTCAAAATGAAAGAACTATATCGGGACTATTGGTTAGAAAAAGTTGATGGTGTATTGAAAATTAAACATGGTCATTTAACAAAATACAGAGGAGAAACAAATTTGTTATGTGATGTATCAGCATTAGTTATCTATTGGTATGAGGTAATCGGCAACATTTACGAAAATCCTAAATTGCTAGGTGGTGACAGTCAATGAGAGAAACTAAGTACAGAGCTTGGGACAAGAAATTAAAAGAAATGTTTCCTGTGCATGAGTTAGTGTTCAATAGGTTTGACGGAGCACCGACCACAATAAAAGGTTACACGCACGATGAGAAAGATGTGTGGAACGTACATGGTGGTCACTTCATGAAGTATGCTAACGCTCCTCGTTATGAATTGTTGGAATACACAGGCTTAAAGGACAAGAATGGCAATGAAATTTATGAAGGTGATTTTGTTCATATTCATATTCCAATAATCGGTTCAGAAGTCACTGACTTTTTTGGTACGGTGAAATTCTACGAAGGTGCTTTCTGGGTAGACGATAACGAAGTCGCAATTCCTTTATGGTCGGAAATCAATATACCTTTTATTGTTGGAAACATTTACGAAAACCCCGAACTACTGGAGGAATACTTATGAAAGTTGACATCCTAGCAAGTGGTTCAAGTGGAAACTGCATAGCATTAACAACCAATGAATCTACCATCCTAATCGATGCAGGTATTGCTAAAACCAAAATAGAGAAACGGCTATTGGAAGTGGGCATTACACCAAATAGCGTAAAAGCAATCTTTGTCACACACGCTCATAGTGACCATATTAAAGGTCTGCCACTGGCCAATAAATATAAAATTCCTGTTTATGCTGGTGAGCGTGAATGGAAAAACATCACTACAGTTGAAGATGAATTAATTAGGCCGATTGGCGTTGGAGGTATTTTCGGTTGTGACCACTTTATAGTAAGCCATTTTAATGTTCATCACGACGCAATCGATCCGAGGGGATACGTTGTATGGACTTTAGATAATTTTAAAGTATCTATTTGTTTAGACACTGGCCTGGTTGATAAAAGCATGTTGAACGCCATGAGGCATAGTGACATTTACATCATCGAAGCCAACCATGAACCACGAATGGTTGAAGCATCTGATTACCCTAACAGCGTTAAGGCAAGGATATTGAGTCACGTTGGCCACTTATCAAATGAACAAACGGCACAAGCCCTCAGAGAGCTTGTAATAGGCAAAGGTGAACGGATCTATCTTACACATTTAAGTAGCAAGAACAACCTCCCTACGCTTGCGGAAATGACCGTTAAAAGGGAGTTATTAAAAAAGGGATACCAAGCAGGCAATCACTACGAATTGAAGGTCATTTAATGCATCCTTATGAATTAATTTTAACTGCTATGTTGAAATTACAAATTGAAAACATAGAGCTTAAAAGGCAATTAGAGTCCATTCAATCTAAAAGCATTACTGGATCAGTTGCGGATCGCATTGATGATTGGTTAAACAGACCATACACAGGTAGTAGTCGCAAAGATATTGAGGAATTTTCAGAGGAACTCATTGAATACATGAGCAGCCAATTGAAAGCATGAATAGGGTGAGTGATCATGGCAAGTCCACAACTCAAAAATGGGCATACACGGATTGCCAATGAAATCTTCGATCATATCATGAAGACCAATCTCAATGGCACACAATTCCGTTTGGTATTGGCCATTTGGAGATACACGTATGGTTTTCAGCGAAAAACAAATGAAATGTCCACAAGCTTTTTAACAAAAGCTATTAACGCCAACAGAACTCAAGTAAACAGAGAACTAACAACATTGATTGATAGAAACATAATCTCGGTTATTGGGATTGGTGCAAAAGGAGCGAAAATCATGGGATTTAATAAAAATTATAAAGAGTGGGATGAACAGTTGCCGTCTAATGAGATAGATTCTGAAATCCCTGCTCCAACTAAACAAGCAAAAAAATTAAAATATGATGAAGAAAATACTTATTACAAAATGGCAGTCTATTTTCATGAAAAAGTTGCTGCAGTTGCAAACGAGGCTGGAATATCTCACTTAATTAAGAAATCCAACATGCAAACTTGGGCTGATGATATGCGAAAGCTAATTGAAATAGACAAAGTTGATAAGCACTTGGCCAAACAAGTTATGGATTGGGTAACACAGGATTCATTTTGGTGCACCAATATTTTATCAGCGAAAAAACTTAGAGATAAGTTTATGGAACTAGCAATAAAGATGAATGCTGAAAAGAAACCTGTTCAACCAAAGCAAAAGCCGCAATATGATCCAAGAGATAAAGAAATAGCGTTCCAGCGATGGGTACAAGATGGGAATGATCCAAATGGCTTTGATTGGAGCAACTGAATATGAAATTGAAGCCGAGCAATCGGTGTTAGGTGCAATATTTCTTGAACCAAGTGTGATTGATGACATTATATTTCTTGAAGCACGAGACTTCATTAGTCCAAGACATCAGCAAATATATAGAGTAATGAAATGGCTGGATGCTAAGAATCAACCGATTGACATTACAACCGTTACAGAACTGTACATGCAACATAACAAAATGGATGAATTAAGTATTTCTTATTTAGCAGAATTAGCCGTTTCCTGTCCTACTGCTTCAAATATTGTATCCTATGCCAATATCGTTCGTTCTAGGGCGATAAGAAGACGTGGCACAGAAATAGGACAAAAAATCATGAATCTCTTACATGAGGATTTTGAAACAGACGATGATTATTTTGCTGAAATTGAAAAATTAGCATCAGAAGTACGACCAGAAGATGATGGAAAGATGCAAAGTTTGAGAGATTCACGGCAAGGTTATTTCGAACATCTTTTAAAACGAGCTGAATTTATACCTACTGGATTTAAACACTATGACAAATGGGCGCATGGTCTTTGGAGAGGTTGGCTGTTCGTTAGTGCTGGACGTCCTAGTGTTGGTAAAACAGCAATGCTGCTTCAAAGAATTATGGGTGTGGCCAAAAGTGGACCTGTATTAATTTGGTCACAAGAAATGGACAAGTACCAATTGTTTGATCGGATGATTTCAAATTCAACAGGCATTCAATATGGCCGCATTAAAAATAAGGACTTAAAGCCTGAGGAATTAGGAGTCATTGAATTTGCCTATAAAGAGCTAGAAAAGTTACCAATCTTTGTCCAGGATTCATCAGGTGTAACAATCGAGGAAGTAAGGGCTACAGCAAGGCGTTTTAAGAAGCGATACGGACAAATTGCAATGATTGCCGTCGACTATCTACAAATTATGAAGATTCCACAGCGAAAAAATGAAACAAGGGCACAGGCTATAGGTAATGTAACAACTACTGCCAAGCAAATAGCCCGTGACATGAATTGTTGCTTTATGATGTTATCGCAAATGACCAGAGAAAGCGACAATGTTAAAAAGCCGCAGTTATCACATTTAAAAGAATCATCATCCATTGAGCAAGACGCTGACGTTGTGGAATTTTTATGGCATGATCCAGCTGATAAAGCGCAACACGGCAAGGTCATTCAACAGTTCTTTGCAAAAGGACGAGACGTTGGGATGAATGAGTTTAAGTTGTTATTTATGGGATGGAAACAGAAATTTGTTGAGCTAGACAATCAGTAGAAAGAAGGTGCGATAATGCGAGGACGCTGTATACAAGCTCCAGATAAATCAAACCTTGTGGAAGGTGAAATATACTATCTGTTTCCACATGGGGGATTAGCTTATAACGTAAGCAGATTTCCGCATCCAGGTGCTCATTTTGGTACCTATCAAAAGAGTAGATTTGAGCTTGTAGACGTTGCTAGTGATGAGACTGTGAAAGCACCAAAAAAATATCTAGCTCGCGTTGTAAAACCTCCATCACATTCTTACTTGATTGGCGAGGAATACATTATCACTGAACCAGGAGCAAATGGCTATTACAGTGTATTTTCAAAAAATCGACCTAGTGTTGCACCTGTTGGATCGTTTAAAAATAATCGTTGCTTTGAAATCATTGAAACTTTTGAGGATATAGAAGTAAATTTGGTGAACGAAACACCCAAAATGGTGCAGAAAAAGGTGGAAACGGCGCACGATATGACAGTAATGGTGAACACACCTTTGAAAAAACAAGAATATGAGCAGTTGAGCTTATTTTGAGATAACCGTGATGAATATATGAAAGATATTGTACAGGAGGGAGTGAGGACTTGAAACAAATAAACGTAATATCAATCAGCGGTGGCAAAGACAGTACAGCAATGTGGCTCCTGGCACTCGAACGAGATACACCAAACTTAAAAGTGGTTTTTAGTGATGTTGGACATGAACATCCAGAAACCTATAAATATATTGATTATCTTGAAAAAGAGTTAGGACCTATTACAAGAATTAAACCTGACTTTAGCCAACAGATCATGCGTAAACGTGAAGTAGTAGACACTAAATGGCGCAAAGAAGGCGTATCAGAAACGATTATTAAGCAAGCTTTAGAAGTGCTGCATCCTACAGGTAATCCATTTTTAGATTTATGTATATGGAAAGGTCGTTTCCCTTCAACAATGTCCCGGTTTTGCACTGTTGAATTAAAAGTTAGACCGATGTTTGACCAAATATACGTACCAATCTTTGAGGCGGGCAACCATGTTGTTAGCTGGCAAGGAATCAGAGCAAACGAAAGTTTAAAACGTTCGAAGATGACCGAAACGGAAGAAACGCCAGAAGGTTATACAATCTATCGACCAATACTAAATTGGGATGTCTACGACGTTTTTAAGCAACATGATAAGCACGGAATAAAACCAAACCCACTGTATAAGCAAGGTATGGGGCGTGTCGGTTGTATGCCATGTATTAATAGCAAAAAAGAAGAATTGTACGAGATTGCTAGACGATTCCCGGAAGAAATTGAGAGAGTTGCATGCTGGGAAGAAATTGTGTCAAAAGCCTCTAAACGTGGATCATCAACATTCTTTACTAGTGATGACAGAGGACACGGAATCCATGATGTAGTTGAATGGTCAAAAACAACTTATGGCGGAGTACAATACGACCTTTTAAAACTGATGGAGGAAGTACCTATGTGTTCAAGCCAGTATGGGTTATGTGAGTGATACTGAACAATTTGAGAAATAAATACAATAAAAGATTTGGAGGATCATTATGAGATTCATTGGTATAGATCCATCAACTAAAACAGGATTTGTCGCACTTGATGAAAGTGGCCAAGTACTTAGAGCCAAAGAATTAACTGGCATAGGTGATAAAGATCCTTATCGAATGATTACCCTTATTGACGAAGTTATGGCCCACATGCAAAAGGGCGACATAATTACAATTGAGGGATTTGGATTTGCAACACAGCAAGGTATACAGCTTGGCGGAATCGGTTGGGGTATGCGAATGTCTCTAACTAGACGGGGGTTTAAATACTACGAAGTTGCTCCTAATGCTGTTAAGAAGTTCGTAAATGTTACTGGCTTTACTGGTGAAGTTGGAAACAAAAAGCGTCTTGCTGGTGCAGAAAAGAAAAAAGAAGTTATGAAAGCAGTAAAAGATCATTATAGATTTTCACATAAAAGTGACAACGTTGTTGATGCATATATTTTAGCTCAAATTGCGAGAATCATGTACCAGTTTTATAGACCTGATTTTATTGGTTGTCCTGTCTATCAAGCGGAAGTAGTTAAATCAATCTTAGGAAATAAAAGTATTGAAATGGAGAGTGTGAAGAATGGCTAAAGTTGAAGTAGATGTTCTTTTTAAAAAGATACAAAAAGATGATAAAAAAGAAGTTTTAGAGTTTCATATCCTTGGTGACGATGTTAAGTATAAATCAGAATTAATCGGTATGGCAGGCAGCATTGTAATTGTTGAAATTGCAGATGTTAAATTATCTGCAGAGATGAAATCTATTCAGCGCGATAGCAAGAAAGTTGTACTCAAATTTGAAGCTAAAGGCGATAGTGAAGAAAAAACTATTCAACTTTATCCAAAAGCAGGCTTTAACATCAAATTAACGCTTGAACAAAGCCAAATGAGCATTGAAGAATTTGAGGAAGGGCACGAGGGCGTTGAGTATAAGGTTGATGGGGATGGAAGTGTGTCGGTACCACCTGGTCAGATGAGTATGGATGAAGTCGATAAACTAGATAATGATGATTTACTAGATTGATACCAATTGCCCTGGTTGATGCCAGGGTATCTTTCTTGTTATAGAAGGAGGAAACAAACTTGGACTTTGAATTGCCCGAATTAGATAGAAAAGCCACACAAGCAGCTGTCGAGCGAGAATTAGAGAAATACCGCATTTTTAAACATTTAACCTTTGAAGAAAGGGAGGCTGCTACCACATCACATATTAATGACATTGGTGGAGGAAAGGCTAACTTGACGAGTGACCAAACAGGCTCAATAGCTATATACAACGTTGATGAAAAGAGTATAAGACGTAAATATTGCGAGCGTGTAGAACGTGCAGTTAAGAGGCTGCCACCAATGGAAAGATTCTTGATCGAAACAAGATACATGGCTGATGATGCCGAATACTTAACAGATATGAAAGTCTATTGTTTCAAATTTCAACCGCCTATTTCTGCAACTACTTACGATAAAATTCGTTGGAAAGCTTTCTACAAACTAGCCTTGGATTTAAATATAGCTCGCACTATGTAGAAAAAAAGTAGAAAAATAATAGAAAAAAAGTAGAAAAATAAAATGAAAATATTAGCAATTTAAAATGAAGCATTTGCTTTTATACATGTTAAATTAATATCATCGGGAATTGATTAAGGGAGACCTTAGTTAATTCCTTTTTCATTTTCATAGGTATTAACTGTCGCGGATTAGCGTCACCTATAATGTCGCTAATTAGCGTCACTTATGTCGCGGATTAGCGTCTAGTAATGTCGCTAATTAGCGTCTAGTGAAACGAGTTCCTTCATATAATGCAAAATCTCTAAAGAAAACAATAAAGAAAACAATAAAGAAAACTAACTAGCAAATACATTTTGCTAGGAAGAAATCTATTTAAAATTGAAAGGAGCAATCAATAAATGAAAGTACCAATTAGAACAACAGCTAATGGCACTGAGTATTGGGATAGTGAAGCAAAGAAGATATTATTTGCACCTGCAGGTATGAGACCATCTTTTGAAGTAACCGATAATCCTGAGTCAATGATATATGTAGAAGTTAAACCATTAACAGAAGCACCAGTAATTAATTTACAGGGCATGACTGCTACACAACTGAGAGAGTATGCCGAAGAAAACAATATCGATGTACCAGGTAATTTAAAGAAGCCTGATACAATACGTGAGTACATTGAGGAACAATTAGCAGTTGATGCAGAATGAAATATTGTAGTGAACAAGGATGCCGACAGTTAGTTAGTAAAGGTCGGTATTGTGATAATCATAGAAGAAAGAAAAGGAATGTAGGTGCCAGCAATAAGCCGTTCTATAGCACGGAGGCATGGAGGGATTTAAAGGCTGATTGTTATCGGCGAGATAAAGGAAGATGTACACGATGTAATAAGTTTGTCTTTGGTAAGACAGCACAGCATCATCACATCATACCAATCAATAAGAGGCCAGACTTAAAGCTTGATCCAGGCAACGTCACAACCTTATGTCCAACGTGTCACATGATAGTTGAACATGAGACAAAGCCGAAGCCAAAACATAATTTCAAATGGTGATAGCCCCCCTACCAAATTAATATTTTGGCCATTTTACGGTAGACCGTATGAGCATGGAAACGCGCGCCTCAAATTGATTTTTTGAAAAAATTTAAGTGTGACAAAGGCAGGTGAATAGGTATTGACCAAAAAACATGAACAGGCATTTGAGCTTTTTAAAGAGAGCGAAGGAAGTCTTTCAAATGCAGAAATAGCAACGTCTGTTGGTGCTGCAGAGTCTACAGTTAGAAAGTGGAAAAGTCGCTATAAATGGCTTGAACAATTGGGCGTAGTTCAGAATGTCACAGTTGAGGAAAAAGAAAGTGTGACGAAAAGTAAACCTTCTAATCGTGAACTGCAGCATAAACGAATAATTGATTCATTGGTGGAGGCCGGAACCTATTCACCTGCTTTGGATTTGTTAATTGAAGTGTACCTGGATTGTTTCGAAGAATATGAACAAGCAAAAGACGTTGGTGAAAATACTGAGAAGCTAAGAAAAGAATTAGCTAGATTACTTGGCCAACTTGGATTAGATGGCAAAAACAAAGACCTCATTAAAAAATCAGGAACATTACTTGCTAAAGGAGACGAGGAAAAGAAAAAAGAACCGGATCCTGATGTGAATGAAAGTAGTAAGCTTGTTCAATTTAGGCAGAGGAAAATGCGACCATGATAGATTTTGATGTAAATTATGCTGATGAATTTGTAAAAGAGTTCGATTCTAATCCAAAAGCTTATCCACACAGTATTAAATTAATGGTGAAGCGATATAAACGATGGAAGAAGCGTAAAGACATTTGGTTTGATAATGATAAAGCCAATGACATGTTATATTTCACCGAAACATTCTTGAAACATGCAAAAGGGAAATGGGCTGGCCAACCATTAATCTTAGAATCATGGCAGAAGTTTTACTTTGCTAACATTTACGGCTGGCAGCGAGAAAATGAATTTGGAAAAGCTGTGCGAGTTGTTCGAAATGCATACCTGCAGGTGCCAAAGAAAAACGGTAAAACAATTATGGGTGGTAGTCCTGTAATTTATGGTATGTATGGCGAGGGTGTTAAAGGCGCTGATTTCTATATATCAGCAAATACATTTGAACAATGCCAAAACGCTGCTATTCCTATCGGCCTAACGATTGAAAATAGTCCGGATTTGCGTCCAGGAACACGAATTTACAAGGGTAAAGAGGATTCAGTCCGTTCTATCAAGTACACCTTTGTAGAAGACGGTATAAAATACGCCAACACGTTAAAAGTTTTAACGAAGGATAATGCAGGGAACGAGGGTAAAAATCCATATTGTAACTATTTCGATGAAGTCCACGCCCAAATGGATCGTGAGCAATATGATAACTTGCGTTCTGCTCAAATTGCCCAGGAAGAACCTTTAAACATCATCACAACAACAGCTGGTAAACAAACAGGAGCATTAGGTGCTCAAATTCATGCTTATGCCAAAGAAGCAATGAAGAATGACAATGATGATTCTTGGTTTGTAATGATTTATGAACCAAACAAGGGCTATGATTGGGAAGACCGCGAAGTGTGGCGAATGGTAAATCCGAATATCGGTGTATCAGTGAGCATGGAGTTTTTAGAGAATGCATTTAAAGAAGCTCAAAATAATAGCTTCAATCGTGCTGAATTTTTATCTAAGCACCTCAATGTATTCGTAAACTATGCAGAGACATATTTCGATCTTGAGCAATTAGAAAAAATGCTTGTTGAAGATCTTGGAGAGATTGAAGGTTTAACATGTGTTGTTGGTGTCGACTTATCGAGACGCACTGATTTAACATGCGTGAGTATAAACGTCCCTACATCTACTGATGATGGAGAATCAATATTAAAAGTAAAACAGAGGTACTTCATTCCTGAATTTGGGATAGAGGAAAAAGAGCTGCAGCGAAATGTTCCCTATAAAGAGCTTGCAGAAAAAGGATTTGTTACATTATGTCCAGGAAAAACAGTTGATGAAGAAATTGTAAATGAATATGTTGAATGGGTATTTGAAAACTTTGATTTACGACAAATAAATTATGATCCAGCGTTGGCTGAAAAACTTGTTGAACAGTGGGAAATGTTAGGCGTACCATGCGTAGAAGTTTCTCAATATCCAACCGTTATGAATGAACCGTTAGATGATTTTGAAATTCTTCTTTTGCAGGATAAAGTAATAACAGATAATCCATTACTAATTTTCTGTGCATCTAATGCCAAAGTCATAACAAATATAAACAATTTAAAAACACCATCCAAGCGAAAAAGCCCTGAACATATTGACGGTTTTGTCGCTTTTTTAATTGGCCATAAAGAGACATTAAATATGATGGCCGAAAGTATGGATGGCTTAGATGAATATGTGAAATCAATTTATCGGTAAAGCGAGGTGAGAAAGTGGGAATAAGAGATAGGCTTTCAAGATATTTAGTAAAAAAACTTGAAAAGCGAGGCTTAATAGAGGATTCATTAGGCGGGAGTGTTCGGTTAAATGGATGGTTTGCTAATGATGAAAACATCTTACAGTCAAGTGATGTGTACGAACTATTACAAGACATAAGTAGTCAAATAGCATTGGCCCAGGTAGTAGTTGAAGACCAGGAAACAGGCAAGGACATCACGAGCCATCATGTTCTAAAATTGTTACGAAATCCAAATAAATATTTAACCGGCACAGAATTTATGAAGTTGATGGTGAACACTTATTTAGTAGAAGGTAAGGTTTTTCCCTTTTACACAGGCAAGGAAATTCATATTGTATCGAATGTTGAAACTGAAATAGACAGTCAACTAACCGAACATTTTAAAATAAACGGCACTGAGATACCTTCAAGTATGATTCGTCATATTAAAAATATTGGTCTCAATCATTTAACAGGGGTTGGACTAAAGCAGTTAGGTAAGGATACGTTAGAGGGCGTTATGAGTGCTGAAAAGGTACTGACAGATAAGTATAGAAAGGGCGGTATTCTTGCATTCTTATTAAAATTAGATGCTCATATCAATCCGAAAAATGGTGCTCAATCGATTCTAATCAATTCAATCCTGGATCAACTAGAAGGAATTGACGATAGTAGGACAATAAAGCTTATTCCGTTAGGAAAAGGATATGAAATTAGTGATTTAAAGAGTCCGATTGATGATTCTAAAAACCTGGCTTACTTAAATGTTTATAAAAAGGATCTTGGAAAGTTTTTAAATATTGATGTTGAAACTTACAGATCAATGTTAAAGACGGACTTAGAGAAAGCCATGATGTACTTACACAATAAGTCTATTAAATCTATCATGCAAAACTTTGAAGACCATTTGAGTCTTCTTTTTTTCGGTCAAAATTCGAATTTACGTTTGAAATTCAAGATTAATATTTTGGACTTTGTACCATACAGCACGAAAACAAATATTGCTTATAACCTTGTTAGAACAATGGTCGCAACGCCTGACGATGCTCGTGATGAATTACTAGGCTTTGATCGACTATTCACGGAAGAATCGATGAAGTTATATATTTCGAAAGATTTAATTGCAGGTGAAGACATTAATAAAGCAACAGATAACAGCTTGAAAGGGGGTGACGAGGGTGGCCAAGCAAAAGGAGATTCGGACGCTTGATATTCAAGGACTTCAAACGAGAAGCCAGGGCGATAGCGAAACGAATGTGATTGAGGGTTATGCAGCTGTATTTAATTCCCCTACAGATATATGGGGAATGTTTACAGAAATTATTGCGCCAGGTGCTTTTGCTGATGCAATTGCTTCAAATGACGACATACGCGCTTTATTTAACCACGATTGGAACAATGTTTTAGGAAGAACCAAGAGTGGAACATTGCGCTTGTCAGAGGACGCTAGGGGGCTTAAATTCGAAGTCGATTTGCCAAATACAACATTGGCTAGGGATTTATCGGAGAGCTTGAAGCGTGGAGATATTTCTCAATGCTCATTTGGTTTCGTTCCTACAAGTGAAACTTGGGATTACGAACCGGAAATACCTGTCCGAACAATTAACAGTGTTGAACTACATGAAATCAGTGTGGTAAGTATTCCAGCATATGAAGATACAGAAGTATCGTTGCGCTCGAAAGAAGCGAATAAATCGATTGAACAACGATTGAAATTAATACAACAAATAAATTCAGTTTTGGAGGAAAACAAACATGAATAAAAAACTATTAAAAGCATTACAGAAACGTTTAAAGGGGCGCTTAACAGAATTACGCTCACAATTAGAAGCTGGCGATATTGCAGATGATGCAATCGAAGGTGTTACGACTGAAATTCAAGAACTATCTGACGAGCTTAAAGAAACGGAACAAGCGCTTGCTGATTTTGAAGAAAATACAGGGAATGAAGATTCTGAAAATCGTAGCGGTGGCAATTCTAACGAGGACGAGGACAAAAAAGAAGACGACGAAGATGATGAAGAAGAAGACACAAATAAAAAAGATCCTGAAAATCGTAGTGGAGGCATTTCACAATCAGCACAAGCTGCAGTAAACGCTATTGGAAATGCGTTATCAACACGTAACGCTAAATCTACTAAAAAACGTGAAGCTGAAATCCGTTCAGCTTTTGCTAACTTTGTTGTTGGTAACATTTCAGAGTCAGAGGCACGCTCACTTGGTATAGAAGCAGGAAATGGATCTGTAACAGTACCGAAAGTAATTGCAAAAGAAGTTATTACTTATGCTCAAGAAGCCAATTTACTAAGAAAATATGGTACTTATGTGCCTACTGACGCGGATATTAAATACCCTGTACTTGTTAAAAAGGCAGCTGCTAATGTCAATAAAAAAGAACGTTCAGCCGAAATTACAGAAACAGACATCGAGTTTGATTCAATCGATTTAGATCCAGCAGAATTTGACGCGCTTGCTACGATTACAAAAAAATTATTAAAACGTACGGGTGTAAACATTGAGCAAATTGTAATCGATGAATTGAAAAAAGCTTATGTTCGTAAAGAAATCAATTACATGTTCAATGGTAACGATGCAGGGAACGAGAATCCAGGGGCTTTAGCGAAGAAAGCTGTTGCTTATTATGAATCAACTGCAGTATCACTTGAGACAGATGGATGGTCACAACGTTTATATGCTCAATTAGTTAAAATGAAGGGCCAACCAGTTACAGAAGTGCTTAAAAAATCAATGTGGATGGTCAACCGCGCTGCATTAACAGTTTTGGAGGGTATGACAGATACAACAGGTCGCCCATTACTGTATGAAGCACCTAATGGAGCAGGCTATAAATTAATTGGTCATCCGTTAGATTTTACTGATGCTACAGATGGAACAGATCCAACTAAACCAGTGTTCTATTTTGGTGATTTTTCAGCATTCTACATTCAAGAAATTAAAGGTGGAATGGAATTACAAAAATTAATCGAAAAGTTTAGCGGTACAAATAAAATTGGTTTCCAAATTTACAATCTTATTGACGGCCAATTAATTTATTCACCATTCGAGCCAGCTGTTTACCGTTATGAAGTAGGAGCCACTAAACCAGGGAGCTGATTAGATGGATGAACTATTAGAACAATTTAAGGAACATATTCGAGAGGACGGTGAAGGAGATGCTTCACTGTCCTTTTATTTAAGAAATGCCAGGAGATATGTAAAAACTGCAACAGGTGCCGAACAAGAATATTTGGTACTAATGGTTGCAGGAATTATGTATGAATACCGTGTTGCAGATGATGAATTGCAAAAAGCACTTGACGCCATCACACCTTTTATTGTTCAGGAGGCTTATAGCGATGCCGAAACACCAAGCTAATAAACTGACAAAGAGAATTAGTATTTGGGGTAATGTGGAGGTCGAAAATCGGCTAGAAGAAACGACTTATAAATTTGAAGAAATCAAAAAGATTTGGTCCGAAATTATTCCACAGACAGGATCGCTTCAAAAACAAGTAGCTGATACCATTCTCACAAATGTTACGCATAAAATTAAGGTGCGATATACAGCTGGGCATGACATCACAAAAGAAATGAAAATTAAATTTAAAAATCATACTTTCGAAATCAAATATATTATTGATCCTTATTTTGAAAACAAATGGCTAGAAATCTTTGTCCAGGAGGTGTTGCAATGAGTATTCAAATGGATGGACTCACTCAATTTCAGAAAGATTTATTTGATGTTGCAACCAAGGAACTGCCAAAAGAAGCTCCAAAGTTAATGCGTAAAATTGGCAACAAAGCTAAATCAAAAGTGGCAAAAAAAGCGCGTAGCCTAGTGAAGAAAAAGAACAACATCTACCATAAAAAATGGAAACGAGGAAAAGTCTTTATAGGCTATCGTGGCGAGTTGGTTGTCCGTGTAATTAACTCAGCACCACATGCACATTTGGTTGAGGATGGTCACTGGATGGTAGACCATGAAGGTAATAAAACAGGCGATTTTGTTCATGGGAAAAAACCACTTGATAAGGGTATGCGAGAATTTGAAACGTCAGGTGATGTTGAAAAGGAAACAGTGAAATGGCTAGATGATTTGTTGAGGAAAAAGAAACTATGATTACATTTGAAAATATTAGAACAACAGTGGCCAGGAACTTAAAAGCAAATTTTGAAGGTCTGAAAGTAACTAGTGAATCAGTAAAGAAAGGCTTCAAACGTCCATCTTTTAAAGTTGAACTTGATAATGTGAAGCGTGAGGGCTATTTAACACAAGTTGAAAAGTCTTGCACGGTTCGCATTTTTTATTTTCCTACAGATGAAAATGATAATGCAATTGAATTGCTAGATGTTCAAGAAGCACTTGGTAATTTATTTGACCTTAAATTTTCTGTAGGAGATCGCCATTTAGATATAGTCGAACCAAACTTTGATGAGATAGATGGTGTATTGCAATTTGAATTTGACCTACAATTCTTTGACGGCCGTGAATACGGTGAGGGAAGTTCAAGTTCAAATACTGATATTGAGGATGAAATTAAAAACGGGAAAGAATGGTATGAGAAACATCCAATTGAGCTTATGGGTGAGTTGGATGACGAGGAAGGGGATTAAACAATGGGCCTACCACAAATTATTATTGAGTTTAATGGGAAAGCCGTTACAGCTATTAAGCGTAGCCAGCTTGGAATTGTTGCATTGATACTAAAAGACGACGTGCAAACGGCTGATACAGTAACGTATAAAAGCATAGAGGAAGTAAAAACCGATGCATGGTCAGCAGAAAACTTAGATTACATTCAAAAAACTTTCATGGGTACACCAAGTAAAGTCATTATTGAACGCTTGGCAACAACTGCAGTTGATTATAATGCCGCATTAACACGCTTAAACAATAAGCGATTTAACTACTTGGCCATTCCAGGTATCGAAGACAAAGACACAACAATTATTGCAACTTGGATTAAGACTAAACGTGACAATAATAAGAAAACATTTAAGGCAGTTTTACCAAACTGTGATGCAGATCATGAAGGAATCATTAATTTCACAACAACAGGAATTAAAGTTGGCGAGAAGGATTATACAACTGCAGAATACACAGCGCGGATTGCTGGCATCCTGGCAGGGTTGCCATTTACACGTTCATCTACTTATTACGAGTTGAATGAAATAGATGTTATTACAGATATCGAAGATCCTGACACAGCTGTCGATAATGGTGAGCTAATACTTATTAACGATGGTGAAAACATTAAAATCGGACGAGGTGTTAACAGTCTGACAACAACAACGGGCAAAAAAACAGAAGACTTTAAATCAATCCGTGTTATGGAAGTACAGGACTTAATAAAAGACGATATTCGCACCACATTTGATAAAAATTACATCGGTAAACACAACAACACCTACGATAATCAAGTGTTGTTTATCCGTTCAATTAATGCTTACTATGATGGCTTAGAAGGAGAGGAAATTCTTGATCCGAACTATGACAACAAAGCTGAAATAAATGTACAAAAACAACGCTCTGCGTGGGAGTCAACTGGTGTAGATACTACGGATTGGGATGACCAAAAAGTAAAAGAAATGTCCTTTAAAAAGAATGTATTCTTAGGCAGCAACATTAAGATTGTAGACGCTATCGAGGACTTAGATATGGATATTGCAATTTAAGGAGGGATTGACACATGGGTAAATTAAAATCTAATCGCGTAATTAATGGCACATTCGGCAGCGTATGGGTTAATAACGAAAAATGGCTTGATGTTGAGGAATTTGAAGCTAAAGTAACTATTGATTATGAAGATATCAACATGGCCGAAGATTTGGCTACGCATAAGAAAATGACAGGCTGGACAGGTGAAGGGAATTTAAAAGCGAAAAAAGTATATAGTCGCGGAGCAAACTTACTAGCAGAGGCAGTTAAAAAAGGTATAGTTCCCGAGATAAATATGGTTGGTAAATTAGCAGATCCTGACGCATTCGGTACAGAGCGAATTGCTATTGGTGAAGTTACATTTAGTGAATTCATGCTTATGCAATTCGCACAAAAAACAATTGGTACAGAGGAATTACCTTTTAGTTTTGCAGATTACGATCTTATTGATTCAATTACAGCTTAAAACAATCGGAGGGAAATTAGAATGAGTGAAACAACTAAAAAACGATTAACAGTTACAGATTTGATGAAGGAAAAGGAAAAATTTCAAACAAAAAATGACGAAGTTGCAGTAGTTTTGGTTGAGCGTTTAAATGCAGAAGTGGTTATTCGTAAACCTGAAAAATCATTGTGTGTCGATGCATTACGAATGACTCGGGATAAAAACAATGATACAGATGCCGATGTGTACATGGTGTATAACACTATGACAGAACCTGACTTGAAGAATAAGGAGCTACAAAAAGAATTTGGTTGTGTACTACCCACTGATATTGTAGAAAAAATCTTTGAAGCTGGAGAAATAGCAAGTCTATCAGAAATGGCATTTGATTTAGCTAAGTACAAAGATGGTGGCGTTACAATTGTAAAAAACTAATTGATAGTGATGATGATTTTTATTTTCTTCATCACTATGTTCAAAAGGGCCGCAAACTTGATGAATTGTTAAATTTACCTTATGACGAGAAGTTGTTCATGACAGCAAGTTTGGATAAGGAACTAGAGGAAAGAAACAAATATGTAAAAGCTGGAGCGATGGTAACAGTACCGTTCTAGCTTTTTTCTTTTGTAAAGGCGGTGAGGAATTGGCGAATAGGGTTATATCGGCAGTTCTTACATTACAAGATCGTGATTTTTCCAGTAATTTAAGGCGGGCCGGTGATCGAGCAGATGATTTTGGTCGGGGTGTTGTAAGAGTAGGTAATCAGATTCAACGCTTTGGACAAGGGGCAACTAGAGTTTTTAAATCAGTAGCAATGGGCGCTGGTGCTTTGGGTGCAACTGGAATCGCTGCATTTGGCGCAAGTGTTGCAAAATCGATAGTTGATACAGATGGAGCTTTCAAACGCTTAGAAGCACGTACAGGAGCAACAGGCGCTGAATTAAAAGGCCTTGAAAATGTGGCCAAAGATGTGTTCAAAGCAGGGTTTGGTGAAAACATGGATCAAGTAGCTGATGATGTTTCTACTTTAAGTGCTATGTTTAAAAATTTAAAAGGAGATTCATTAACAGAGGTAGCCAAAGGAGCTGCAACTATTTCACAAGCTTGGGGATCTGAATCGAAAGAAGTAGGTAGAGCTGTCCAAGCAATGACCAACAATTTTAATGGGTTAGGAGAAAATAAAGCATTAGATTTAATGACTTTTGCATTCCAAAAAACTGGTGATTATTCAGACGACCTACTTGATACGTTTAGCGAATACAGTATGCATTTTAGTAAGCTAGGACTGAGCGCTGAAGAATTTACAGGAATCTTAATTCGAGGTGCTGAAAATGGTGCATTCAACATGGATTTTGTGGCAGATGGTGTTAAAGAGTTAGGTATTCGTGTTATTGATGAATCTAAGACAACAGCAGAAGGTTTCAAAGCAATAGGTTTTAATGCAGAGGAAATGGCCAAAAAATTCGCAACAGGCGGTGAAGAAGCTAATACGGCATTTCAGGCTACAATTGCAGGTTTAGCAGCAATGAAGAATCCTATTGAAAGAAATGCCGCAGGTGTAGCATTATTTGGTACTAAATGGGAAGATGTGCGCGAAGATGTTATTTTATCAATGGCTGATTCAGCAGCAGCCGTTGAAGGTTTCGAAGGAGCAACAGGACGAGCAGCCGATGCACTACAAAGTAGCTTTAAATCGAAATTAACACAGTCATGGCGAGAGTTGCAGACCGGTATAGCCGATGTTGTAAACGGTGCAGGCGCACAAGAATTTTTACAAGGAGTTGCTCAAAAAGCTGATGAATTAGTACCGAAAATTCAAGGTATTGTGGAAAAGGCTTTTGAATTTGGTAATACAGTGAGAGAGAACTGGGGACCAATTAAAGAAACGCTCATTGGAGTGAGCACAGCAGCTGGTGTACTAGCGGTTGGAATGGGCACTTTAAAAGTGATTACTACTGTTACCACGATGGTGCAAGGCTTTAAAACAGCTATGGGACTTGCAACAGCAGGACAATGGGCAATGAACACGGCAATGCTTGCTAGTCCACTTACTTGGGTAGTAATCGGAATTGCAGCAGTAGTTGCTGCAGGTGTTTTACTATATCGAAATTGGGATGTTGTAAAACAAAAAGCAAGTGAATTGTGGCAAAGATTACTCGATAATCCAATGCTAGCACTTGTAGCTGGTCCAATCGGAGCACTCATTGCTGCAGGAATCACGCTATATCAAAATTGGGACAAGGTTCGCGCTGGTTGGGATACAACGTGGAACACTATTAAAAGCGCGGCTGGAAGTGGTGTTAATTTTGTTATCGATAAGCTCAATGGGCTTATTAAGGTAATTAATAAAATCCCTGGTGTAAACATCCCCATTGTCCCTAAAGTCAGTTGGGGAGATGTAAAAACGGGTGTGGACAGTATTAATAAAGCCTCAGCGGGTGGTAAAGTACCGCAGTATGATGTTGGTTCTAACCGTATTGAGGAGGATCACCTAGCACAAATCCATAAAGGCGAAATGATTATTCCAGCTCGACAAGCTGAACGTGTACGTGCTGCAGGTGGGAATATTGATAACATAGATAAAATGGTTCAACCGTCACCTGTTGCTGTAGCGACGCCTACAACTACAGGAAGTACCCCTCAGCCCGCAACTGCAAATAACAGCAATGTACAGGTAATTATTGAAAACTTAAATGCTAAAGGTGTTACAGCAATGGAAGTGGCGAATGAACTTGTGCCATTACTACAATTAAGATTGGCCAATTTATAGGGAGGTTGAATAGATGGATATTTTTTTAAGTACAATGGACCGCAAGCAGATTATTCAACTTCCTATAGTGCCAGCTGAATTTAAAATTCCTAGCCCTGTGAATAATGAAGTTTTCACTACGATTAATCAAGGTGACATTAAATTACTTGGTCGTAGAGGCTTGAAATCTCTTACGATTGATTCTTTTTTTCCTTCAAAGGTGTATCCATTTTCACGAAACAATAAATATTTTGGGTGGGAGTATTACGAGATCATTGAGGGCTGGATAGACAAAAGAATGCCGATTCGACTGATTATGTCCAATACTCCTATTAATATGCTAGTGACGATTGAAAACTTTGAGTCAGGGCTACAAGATGGTTCAGGTGATGTTTATTATTCGTTGGCTCTATCAGAATTTAAAGAGATTATTTTAGAAACAAAGAAGGTGAAATGATGGCTCATGAACTATGGCTAATTAAAGGTGATACCATGACAAATATTACACCTTTGCTTGGCACATTAACCTGGCGTAGCAACATGGAGGAATTAGGGGACGAAATTAATTTTAGTATCGCTTTTACTGATACAAATTACTTCCCTGTGAATCCATGTGATATTGGTGATATGGTGGCTCTATACAACAATGGTAAGGAAATAACGCGAGCTATTATTGTGGACGAGTTGAAAAATGGAAGATCACCAATTGCATACGCTGCCTTTGATTATGCCTTTTACTTAAATAAATCTACAGCTGTATATCAGTTTAATAAATTGTCTGCAGACGCTTGTATCAAGAAAATAGCTAAAGATTTTAATATCCAAATAGGTAACATCGTATCTATTCCCAAAGCCATTACGGAAATATTCAATGATAAAAAAGTAAGCGAAATTATCAAAGACATTCTAACGACTGCAGAACAATCATTAGGCGTAAAATATCTCATGGAAATGCGCCAGGGCAAACTATACATCGAAAAACAAAGTGATGTAGTAGTAACCGGTACATTTCGATTATTTGAAGGTGGTCCACAATATGATATTCATTCAGCGCTTATGAACCCTTCTAAAAGGCGTAGCATTACAGAAATGGCTAATACAATTCAGGTTGTTGGTAACAATGACAAAGTAGTTTTAACCAAGTCTGATAATAAAATGGCTGAGAAGTATGGCCGTATTACTAAAGTGATAAAGCTAGATCAAAATGAAAAGAAAAGCGCTAAACAGGTGGCTGAAAATGAATTAAAGCAGTTATCAAAAGTGTCAGAAGAAAATAGCGTTGATTTGATGGGCCATGATGATTTTAGAGCAGGCCGTCTATTCGCACTAGAAGAACCAACTACAGGCATTAAGGGTACTTTCTTGATTAAAGATGTATTGCATACGATTAGCAAAGGCATACACACAATGAAACCTACGTTAGAGGTGAAGTAAATGGATCCTATTACAACTTTAGCAAGGATGTTAAAAGAAAATGAAAATCCTAAGCAAGTGTCAATGTCTACAGGCATTGTTATTTCGCCACCTCCTAGTGCTCAAATACGGTTAAATGAAACCGTCATTCTTAGTAATAGTCAATTAGTTTTTGCTGCTCATGTCCTTGAAGATTATGAACGTGAAATTGAGCTAGAGGGTGATATTCGATTTACAGATAATCAACTTCAATCATTTGAAGCGAAAGAAGTGAAATCTAAAACAAAAGACACGCTAAAAGAAGGTGACGAGGTAATATTGTTACCAACTGCAGATGAACAGCTTTATTTTGTTGTAGGTAGGGCGGTGAGGTTCGAATAATGTTACCTAAGATTGCTCAACTAGAATTTAATACGCAAGAAATTGAAACGGACTTACCTCCACTTGGTAAGTCTTTTTTGTATGACTTTGATAAAGGTGATTTTGTCTTTAAAAATGGAAAAATGATTGAGATTCATGGCTTGGAAACCTTAAAGCAATGGATTTTAAAAGTGTTAAAGACTGAGCGCTTTCGCTTTAGGATTTATAAAGATATTCCTTATGGCGTGACATTAGAGGATTTAATAGGTTCTAGCCTACCACGTGCCTTTATTGAAGCAGAAATTAAACGCGAGGTTACAGCTTCATTGTTAGAACATACACACATTCAAGAGATTCAGGAATGGCAGTTTAGCCATGATGGAAAATGGATGCGGATAAAATTTAGAGTCGTCACGGTAGAAGGTGCATTCGAAATTGACGAGCCAATAAAGAAGGTGGCAGCGTAGATGGAAGATGAAAAAATCATTCATGATCGAATGATGACCAATATTAGCAATGATTACGATAAGTCTAAAGGTAACTTTGTTTATGATGTGACAAAGCCGGTGGCCGTAGAATTTGCTGGACAACAAAAGAAAATTGCTGCAGTACAAGAAAAACTGGATGTTGAAAAATTAACCGGTGACGAGCTTACTCGATTTGTTTATCAACGCACAGGAATTAGCCGTAAACCTGCTACACAAGCAACAACAACCGTCATTGTTTCGGGTACAGCTGGCACACTTGTAAAAGTTGGCGAGTTAGTTGGTACAGACACAATTTTATACACAGTCCTTGAAGAAGCTGTTCTAAATGAAAGTGGTTTTGCTCATGTTCGAGTGCAATGTAATGAGTTTGGCCAAATAGGAAACGTGCCAGCGAACACCATTATAAATTTCCCTGCATCTATCAATGGTTTGGTGAATGTGTACAATCCTGATGCTGTTGTTGATGGTTACGATGAGGAAACAGATTATGATTTACGCCAACGCTATTACGATAAGTTACAGCGTCCAGGTAAAGCCGGAAACAAATATCAATATCGTGAATGGGCATTAGAAGTAACAGGTGTTGGTGATGCGAAAGTATTTCCGCGCTATAATGGTCCACTGACAATGAAAGTGGTCGTGATCGATGCGAACAAATTACCCGCAACGAGCGAATTAATTGAAGATGTAAAAATGCATATTGAAATAGAAATGCCGTTTGGCGTTGAGGATTTGCTTGTTAAATCTGCAGAAGCGTTATTAATTAATCTGTCAGTAGCCTTATCATTAATGCCTGGTTACACAGAGGAAGTAGTCAAAACAAATATTAAAAAGAACATTACAACGCATTTGAAAGAGATAGCTTTTAAAACATCATTTGTAAGCTATGCAAAGGTTGGGGCGCTCATTATTGATAGTGATGGTGTTTTAGATTATCAGAATCTATTAATCAATGGATCAACTGCTAATGTGGTTATTCCTGATGATGGGGTGCCAGTAATGGGAGGTATTAATGAATGAATCACATGACAGTGTATTTAAAAAATAAAGTTCTAACGGACAATTTACGAACAACGCCAGTCTTTGTTGCCTTGTTCAATGGAGACATTGAAGTAACTACAGCAAGCTACTCACGACAACTAGGCGTATTTGCATCACCTACAGATGGCCAAACATCCAACAGCGCTGATATTCTGTTTCCTATTGCTGCAGAGTCATGGGGAGATATTACGCACATTGGGATTCTTGATGCTAAAACAGGTGGTAATTTGCTGTTTAAATCGCAAGCAGAGTTTACGAAAAACATCGATATATCTAGCCAATACAAGATTCCTAAAAACTATTTAATTGTCCGATTGAGGTAGGTGATAAACCATGCATGCAATACCACAATCTGAATGGGGCCAAGTGTCAGTGTTTACCTGGGGCGATCTAACACCGCACCAATGGGAGTGCTTTAGACTTGCCTTGATGATTACTGAAACAGAGCTACAGACGCAAGGTGTTTCAATTGCTTCAACCGGTGCAACAAATGAGGTCATCACAGAGCAGATTACCCAAGGTGTTAAGGTGGTTCAATCACCTATTATCATGCAGACAAGAGCTGAAATGATTACAAGTATTGTTGTTTCCACAAAAGATTATCTATCGGACATGATGAAGTATTTACCTTTGTATGAGCGTAAATCCAATACCTTTAGAACGATACTTACAGCCGATGATCGGGAGCTTCGAAATACAGAACAACAGCTTGAAATTGTAAATAGAAACATTTTTATCGATACGGCCATTGAAGCCTTGCCTATTTATGAACGTGATCTTGGCATTAAACCAAATAACACACTACGCTATGACCAACGTAGGGAACAGATTTCTTCAAGAAATCGAGCAAGCTTTGACCAAACGACTAAAGAGACAATTAAAGCCGTAGCTTCTGCTTATAGTAATGGTGAAGTAGACATTAACCCAACAAATATACCTGGCGTATATGAAATCAAATTTGTTGGTACAAAGGGCATTCCTGATAACTTGGAAGGTCTTATACAAGCAATTGAAATCATTGTGCCAGCACATTTAGAGTTCGGTTATGCGTATACCTTCAACGTTTGGGAATTTGTCAGCAATAGAACCTGGGGAAGTGTAACAAACATGACCTGGGATGAAATTAAGATATATGAAAATGAGGTGAGCTAATGGAACATACACCCAATTTGGGTTTAAAGAAGCCCGGATCAACAGACAACGTATTAATCACAGACATTAATGAAAATATGGATGTCTTGGATGCTGCAATTAGTGAACTAAAGGAAGGGACAGCATCTATTCCCGATTTAGAGACCGTTGATAAAACATTGGCTGGAGCAATTAATGAGGTCAAGCAAGAATCAAGCACAGTGAAACAAGAACTTGATACACATTCGGGAAATATGGCTAAACATAATCAGTTTGTAAATGGTGCTAATAAAAAGATACAAGTAGTGTTAGGGTGGAACGATACATTAAATTGTCCAACTATGGAATACGTGGAGGTAGCTGAATAATGCCTTATAATATGCCAAGTTATGAAAAGCAACAAGAAATTAAAACTACAGTCGATGATATTAAAAATACTACTAATTTAACAAAAACAAGTGTAGACCAAGTTAAGCAAGATGTAGCTAACGCAAATACAAAACTAGATAAATTAGGTAATACAGGTGGAACTGCAATTTTCGATACTAATGGAAGCTACAGTTGGACGTGCCCAGATGGTGTCAGAAAAGTGTGGTTAACCATT